GTTTTGGGGCATTTTTACGCATAGAAGTCTCCTAGTTAGCTTGCGTAAGTCGTTAATAGCCTTTTCACGATTTTCTTGTGTTTTCATGCCTAAGTCGCATACCCACTTTTAGAGTTTGCCCCCGGCCTCAACCCAAGCATCCACGATTGGGCGAGCCTCACGAACAAACTCCAAACGTTGCGCCTCGCTCCATTGCTGGGGACTCTTGCGTGCTAGCCATTGTGCGGCCTTGATGGGGTAGGTCAGCCAATGGGCTTCGGGTCTTGGCTCGCTGGTGCTGGTGATGGGGTCGGGTAGGATGCCCGCCCATAATGCCAGTTGCTTAAGCTGGCCGGGCTCTGGGTTGGTCAGGGATGGCCTTGCCTTTGCTACCCGCTCAAGCCGCCTACCCTCCTCACCGTTTAAGCCAGCCACCTCCAAGATGCCGTCCACATCCAATCCCTCTGTGCGTGCGGATAGGATAATGTCCCCAGCGTCCGCCGCTAGGCTGATAGTCTCGGCCATGCTTTTCACGGCCTCCTCACGTTGTTCCTGTAAAAGCCTCACCGTTTTTTTAAGTTCCATTCCGATGCTTTTTTCGTTGTTATCTAGGGTAGCGATTGCCTTGCTCATTTTGGGATTTCTCCTTGTTTATGCCTCGGCCTCGACAAGCTCCTCGGCCTGTTCGTGTTCCTCGGCGGGTGGTTCGATCTCTCTAAAACGCCATTCTGCAAAGCCTCTTTCCGGGTGAGGTGGCACGGATGAACATGGGTTTTGCATTCCCTCCAAATAAACCACGATTTCACCGTGTTCGCCTGTGCTGGAAAGCCCAACGCCCATATCCCTCACTTTATAGACCTTGTCTTTTAAGGGTAGGCAGTTGTAATAGAGAAGCAGTTCTGGCGGGAACCGATCATCCACACAGACAACTTTTGAGCCTGTTCTCACCGTTTTTTGCCTCGCCTTTTTAAGCCCTTTTGCCATGCGTCCTTGTTCCATTTTGGGCATTCTTTTCGCCGTCTTTCGTGAACCCGCAAGGCTCGTTCTTTATAGATTTGCCTGACTCGCTCGCTCCGTTGAACTCTTAAGACAAGCCCTGTCCTTTGAGTTAGCTCCGATAGCCGTGCAGATAGGGCGGCTCTTGTGTATGGGCGGTTTGTGTTTGGGTTAAGGTAGCGTTTGGCAATGCTCGTTAGGCTGTCTGGGCTTCGGTTGGTTGCTAGGGCTAGGAGGGCTTCGTCCAAAGTGTCGTCCCTTTTTGTTCGGAGCATCGGGCTATCAGCCTCGGTCTTGATGGTTTCTTCGATGATCTGTGCCGTTGCCCTTGCCAGTTCGTCCAAATTCATGGCCGGATTTTGGGCTTTGAGGTGCGCCAGCCTTTCCCTAACCACATCCTCCAGCTTGTCCACTTGGTCGGCCATATCGACCGTGTAGGATGCGGCTATGCTGTCCGCTGGGTCTTGTCCGTCAGTTCTCATCGGTTCCCTTTGCCCAAATCCAATGGGAGTGTTTGCTTGGCCGTATGATTTTGCCCTGCTTTTCCAGCCATCGGGCGTGGTATTGAATAACTGGTTGCTCCATCTTTAGGGTCTTGGCTATTACCGCCGTTGGGATGGCATTCAGCAATAGCCTTTCGATGACTTGCCGTAGCATCTTGATCCGTTCCTGTGATCGTCCGCCTTTCGTGATTTTGCGAAGTTCGTAGTTGTCCGGGCATAGCTCAATCAAAAGCCTCTCGGCTCTTAACTGGTCGGACTCGATGGGAGCGGTCTCCATTAGGATTTCTTTAGGCTGTGTTTATTCTATGTCAAAGGCTGGTCGAATCTTGTTCAAAGATAGTATTGGGCAATCTTCTTTCCGTTCTCCGTCTGAATGTCTCGGCTTTGGATGGTCAGCCCCGCCTTTTTCAAGTCATGGATTCGAGAGGCCAAACGAAATATTCCGTAAAGCCTCAACGCCTCAAGTGCCGTGATCGGCTTGCCGCTCTGCAAGTGGGATAGCACTTGCTGGCATTGCTTGGAGCCGATGGGCTTGATTGGGTGGTGTGTTTCCGTTGGCTCAACGAAGTCCATGGTTAGTTGGGATGCAAAATGGAAGCTCATTTTTTTGCCGACTTTCTTTTGTTCGGGTAGTTGTGCCTAGCTTGTTTGCTTGGCTCCCATCCCTGCTTTTTGGCGTGGCAGATTGAGGCATGGTCGCAACCCCAAGCCCTAGCGATAACCGTCATTGGGATTCCGGCCTCGTATTGAGCCTTCCACAATGCCCAACGCTTCTGGACGACTTCAACCTTGCGATTCTTGCACTTTCCAAATTTGCCCCTTAAAACCCTTAATTCGTGTGGAACGATGATTTGTGGCAAGTCTATCGGTTCGGCGGTCTTAGCCCTTTCTAGGCCTAAATGCGCTTCAATTTGGCCTATTCTGGAGCAAAGCGGTGCAAGGTAGGCTTTCACCGGGTCGGCTTCCTTGGCATTACGCATAATCTGAAGGCTCAATTCAAGGCTATTGATCCGCTCCTCAAGCTCTTGGATTCGCTTTGGCATAGTGACCGCCTTTTCAAATTCCATTGCTTGATCAGCCAGCGATTTGTATTCGGGTTGGATTTTGCGATATGGCACAAAACCCCGATCCACAGTTCTTTCAAATGATTTAAGTAGGCTCACGATGGGAACCCCGCTTTCTGCCAATCGTAGTATGAGGCAAAGCCCATCCGCCGATAGAGCGGAGCAGACTCGCACGATGATTTTGGTTGCGGTTTTGGTTGCATTGTGTGGTTCCCTTTTTGGTTTGTGGTTTGGTTTCTTCTGAAACAATTTCTTGCGGCGGCTTGCCAATCCTTAACAGGCGCACGGCCTCCGACCTTCCATCCGTTGCTTTCATAGTGGTCGAAGGCTCCTTGAACATCTTTGCCAATCCATCCGATGCTCTTTGCGTAATCCGACCATTGCGAAAGCGTGGGGCGCACTTGCGCCCTCTCTCTATTATTCTGGCCTCTAGCTTCTGTAGCCTCTAGCTTCTGCGGCGTTACATTGCCGTTACAAGAGCGTTTCATTTGCGTTACAGTAGGCGTTACATCGGCGTTACGCCAACGCAAAATCCTTTCCCTGTTAGACTTACGGCCACGCTCATCTTTCACCATTCTGCGTGAAAATATGCAATCATTCTCGACTGAATAGACACCTGCCTGTGCCAATTCAACGAGCAAGCCGCTAGTTGTTTCTAGGCTTTCGCCAAAGATTCTGGCTATATGCTCTGCCCCCATTGGGCTATCTCCAGCCATTAGATAGCCATGCCTTTTGGACTTTGCCATAAGGCAAATCATATCGACCCAGAGACCTCTTGCCGCCGGGGAACAACCACGAAGGGCTTCATCCGAAAGCCAATCAGCCGGATAGAATTTAAGCCAAGGCAACTTCACTTTTTACCGCTCTCCAAGTCACGCTTCTGGTATTTCTTGGCTCGATCCAAAAGCTCCTTTGCCATCACCTCGGCCAAGTCTGCGTGAGCAAGAATATCCTTGTAATTCTTTTCTTGTGCGTGAGTCCAATCCTTTCGCATATCCTTAAGCCTTGCGGTTGTATAACGAAGCAACTGCTTTAAGTATGTAAGCCTTTTAACGCTCATTTATTTAGCATCCTTTCCAACTTGTCCCACGCCCAGCCAGCGAGAAGTGCCAAGCCTACCAACCCTGCGAATATAAATCCCACAGCTAGGCCAATGAGAACCATCAATTTCCCAAGTTCTAGTAATGTTTCTTGCATAAATCTCCCTATGAGATAGGAGCCTTCGGCCACGGCGACCAACAACGAACCGAACTAGCTCTTGTCCAGTTGTCCATATAAAATTCCCCGCGGTGGAAGCGAGCCACCATAACGCTGATTCCAATAACAACAAGGCATCTATCATTTTCCTGCGGCTTATCATCTGTGTCCCTCCATTCAATTAGTCCAAACTTTGTTTTTGGTATTTGAACATCAATACTTGGCATTTGGCATCCTTCTAATGGCTGTTGCCACATCGTTCAGTAGGTCTTTGCGAACTTGATCCTCCTCGGAGTCGGCCATCTGCTGAACCAACTCCGCACAGGCTTCTCGCTCTTTCTTCGCCACGGTATTTGCCAGCGAAGCCAAAGACCTATCAATTTGGGTTAGGGCAGATTCAGAAGGGGATGTCATCTTTTTTATCCTCATCAATTACAGATTTAATTACTGCCCGAAGCTGGACATCCTTTTTGTAGGGCTGTCCGTCCGGGGCGTTCTTCATGGGCTGTTCAATCAGCCACATAAGCCAGCCAAATCCTTCCGATGATCTAGCAATCTGGCGGACGGTCTGGCCTTTGTATTTGCCAAACCCAACGACCATATCCTTAATCTCGGAGTCCTTGGTTTTCTTTTCCTCAACCAGCTTTGCCGTTATCTCTTTGATCTCTGCCTTCGAAGGCTCTTCGTATTTCTCGGTATTGAGTTGCTTGGCATCTTCAAAACCACCGAAGGGAACTTCTTCCGCTGGGGTGGTTGAGAGGTTGCGGTCGATCAATACAACGACATGGGCGAAGGCCGATCGGCAAGCCCGACTGATCGCCCTTGTCTGGCACATTGCCCGCTGTGCATAGGTCGGACGCTTTGCCCACATATCCTCATCGAAGCCAAGGAATCCCTCGGCGGTTGCGATTGTTTGGCCGTTGTCCATTCGGCGAACTTCGCCAATGCACTTCCAGCCTTCATCGGTGCGCTCGACATCCCTTGCCGAAGCTACGCATCCGTGCGCTACTGCAATGGATTGCCAGCCCTCTACCCGAACATAGTCACGATTGCCAATCCGTTGTGCGGTGGCCTTGACGATTTCTCGGCAAGCCCCCGCAACATCAGTCGCCTGTCGGATATGTTGGGCAACTCCGTTGTTAATTGTTGCTAATTGTGTTTCGCTCATTGTGTGGTTCCTTTCTTTTTTGGTTTACTCGTTAGGAAGTCTTTGGCGGTTGTTATGGAAGGCGATCTCCAAATTTTCTTTGCGGTATTCCCAATAGCCGGGAAGCCCGCCGATGAATGATGGCTCATAAGGAACCTTGTTCATTATGCAAAAATATTCCCTATCTAGTTCCTTCTTTAGCCTCTTAAAATGTCCTTGAGGATTTTCGTGCGCCCATCCGTTGTAGGTCTTGAGCCATTCCGCATTGTCGGATTGTTCCTGTTCACCATCGGTAGCCTTACGATCCGCCCAGCTATCTTCGACCCGCAAGACCCTTTCTCGCCAATCCACAAATGATTGATGTCGGATATCGTCTGCCTCTTTCTGGTATTCCTCAAAGAAGCTAGCCATTTTGGGCCTCCCTCTTTAGGCGCAAATAAGAATCCGATCCACCCCTATAAATTGTTTCGATGATAGGGGTAAGCCATTTGGCCGTGACTTGGTGGGCTGGGATTCTGAAAAGCAAGATGCCACGCTCCGAAAGGGCATTATATTTTTCCATATCGGCCATAAAGCCGGAGCCTCTTGTATGTCTGCCCTTCGTCCACACCGAACCCTCCACTTCGATTGCTACTCCAGACTCATGCCAGTAGTCAATCCTCCAGCGGCGGGTCGGGTGGAATTTGTATTCCGCTGTGAGCTTCGGGCCGTTCAATGCCCGCCAGACAATTTCAAACTTACTCAATTTCGCATCTCCCAAATTGAAGGGTTTCGGCTCTTGGCCTCGGCTTGCTTGGTTTCCTCGGTCGCCTTCTCCAAGCGATCCAATTCGGCGGCAACCATCAAATAGAATCTTCTCCGCTCATAGTCCCTTTGCTCTAAATATTTGCAAAGCTCTCGGCCTCCAAAGAAAATAAACATCACGATAAAAATCAAAAGGGCTTCGATCATAGAATCCTCCACTTGTGCCAGTCCAGCGAGCAGTAAGAAGGATTCGTGACGAAGGGGTAGCGGTCATCGTTCTTCATAACAAAGCCTTCCCAAACCAGCCCGCCACGATTCTGGAAATTCATCTCCTCCCAAATGGCCTTGAGCTTTTTGTGATTGAGGCGGGGCATACGTAGCAGGGCGTTTTGTTTTAGCTCAAAGGATGCGGGTTCGATCTCCTCAAACTCCTTGACCCTCTGAGCATAGGGCTTGGGGTTGTCGGGATCGAAAGCATCAATCACGATGATAGTTCCGATGCCTTTCTTTTCCCGCATCCCCATAATTTCGCAATCAATAAACCGAGACTTAATCCCCGCAGTTGCCAAACGCTCCAAGATCAGCGGGGCGTTGGATGCGATCTTTCCGTGGCGGTTATAGGCTATGCCTTCTTTTTGATCGAACCAGCCTCTCCAACCATTCGCCTTTGGTTCGATTGCCCACTCGCTGTAAGTCTCCGACCAAGGGGCATCAGCGGCTCCGACTGGTCTTGCAGGGTAATAGGATTTCATTAGTTGGGTTGTAGGATTTCTGGGTATTGCTGTAAAGTTTTATTTGGTCAGTAAAAGCTCTAGCCAATCCCCAAGAGATAGGCCAACGAGGATGCCGACCATCACGGCGATGTAGATTTTGAATGCTTGTTTCATATTAGGATTTCCTTTCTATTTTATTCGATGTTGGTTGCGACTAGCCAACTGCCACAACAGTTATAAACTTCAAAGCCCTTCCAAACCCCTTTTTCATAGGGCTGGAAATAATCCCTTGAGCCGCCGACAAACCAAAGCCTATGCTTGCTTTCAAGAATCTCGTTAACATTAGCTGGCTTCCATTCCTCATCTACCTTGCTTACGCAATCAATCATTCCATCAAATGAAGTTTGCGTTTTTGTCCAAAGCCTATCAGCGTTTTTACGGATAAAGCTTTTGACCGTTGCAAGGGTGATTTTCTTTTTCTTTTGCTCGCCCGCTTGAACCGGGGCTTGTTCGGTTGTGGTTCCGTTGTTCATCATGGAACCAGTTTAAGGTATCTTAAACCTTTGTAAAGGTTTTCCTTAAGTTATTTCTCTTTGACTATCAACGACTTATGCCTTGCCGCTGATTTTGTAGTGGGTGATTGCGGAGATTCTGCGACCAGAAAGATCGAAGATTCGGAAGTCTTTTTTGAGCAGAAAACCAGCCTCGACCATTTGATTGATAAGCTTGTTGCAACTGCCCCCTGTATGCTTGGCATTAAATCCCATGGCCTTCAATGCGGCATCGGTGCGAAGCCATCCACTAGGAACTTGTTCCTGTTGTCTCTCCAAATATTTTTTTAGGGTCTGCGCCCATTCGCCTTTGAATCCTATCTTGTTCCAGCTTTTATTGTGATGCGGCTTCATACCGGGAACCTCCACTCGCCATCGCTGGTTGGGGATAGAACATTCACGATGCAGTTCTTGTCGTTGTATTCTCCCCACGCAATGCCGTGTTGCCATCGAGTCACGGAACGATTGCGCCTTGCGTAGTGCATCGAATCCACATTTGCCAAACATCCAATCGTCCAGCCTACAGGCGCACCGACCGATCTCCCGGCGGCTCGATCTACCCGGTGAAGATGCCCGATGACGACAGGCTTCTTCATCATTTCACAATGGTCACGAACAGCGTTCTCGTTGAACATCCAGCCATGGCCGAACATTGTTCCGCCAAACTCCCTCCATCCTTTTACAATATCGTATTGTACAATCTCTGCCTTGATGTCTTTGCAAAGCTGATGAATGTCCGCAAGGCAAGAAGTAGCGCAATGAGCTAGGATTGCGTTTGGGGAATATTGATGTTCGTAGGCTCGATGTTCGTGGTTGCCTATGAAAAAAACATTTGGCTCTAAAAGCTGTAAAAAGTTTATGCCCGCGCGGAAATCCTCAGTGATGCTTGCGGCCCTATCCGCAGAATCGGGAGAGCGCATCGCTCCAGCCCGAAAAGCGGCTAAGTCGATTGCGTCCCCAAGGTGAAGGATAAGGTCGGGCTTCCAGCGTTTCTTAAATTCTAAAGCCGCCTTGGTTGCCTTCGCATCGGCCAAGTGGCCGTGAGAACAGGAGACAGCCATAAACTTTTTCCACTTGGTCATTTTTCATGGCCAGTAATTGTGAACCAAATGGCTCTACAATTTTCTCTGGCAGTAGTGGCACAAACAGAATCGTCATTCATGCCTTCATGGGCAAGCTCCATTATGATTCTCATGCTTTGCCTCAACGATAATAGGTAGGTGATTTGGTCTGTGGCTTCCTCAATGGCATTCTCAACTTGTCTGGCCGCTGGCATTGACCAGAGGCTACCCCCATGGTTTTTCTGCCCGGCCCTATATTTTCGATCCAGCAAATCACAAGTGGCTAATTTTATCTGCTCAAGGTGGGCTTCGTGCGCCTCCGTCATTTCGTTGTTGGGCTTGAGCACAACCTTATTCGTTGTCATTTGATTAACGACTAGCCCACGAATTCTTTTTTGAAACAATTTTCTTAGCGGGTTTTGGGTTATTCACTTGTTCTTTTTGCGGTGACACAAGCTCCCGCCATCCCGAAACGCTGGCATCTTCTAGGTGAGGTTCCTCCCAATCGAGCCTACGTAAACCCCCAACGCTCTCGGCGATTTTGTGGGCGATGGCGTAGGTCTCGTTATCATCCCAACCCGCAATGAAGGAGCCTGTCGCAGTCTCAACCAGCGGGACAAAATCAATCGCCCTTTTGTAGCAGTGCATGGACTGGCACTCTGGGTAGCCCCTTGCATTCGTAACCTTTGGCCCCGGATGCCCCGGCACTCGCCCCTTTTTGTAAAGCTCTTCTTGCTCTTCTGCCGTCCTGTTCGAGCAATAGACTAGAACATAAACCTTCTTCGCCCAGCACTCGGAAAACCACTTGGCTACCTTCTTCTGGAACTTCGGCTCAAGGCTCTTTATATGGCCCTCAGAGCGTTCTAAAGCCTGTTTAAGCGTCATTTGTTTTCCGCCCTAGCCCTCCACCTTTCCCCCTCGGCGATGGCGTTGGAAAGCTCTACAAGGGCTTTGGAGTATTGTTCTCGGAGTTTGTTGTTGAATATCTTGGTCTCTTGTTCCACCCTATCCCACTCCATCATTAGGTGCAGAATGTCGGAGGAGGTGGGGTAAGAGTAGGTTATTTCTTGGGTAGTAGTGGCGCAACCGCTAATCCCGATCAACCCACCAGCTAGTCCCGCCCACGCCACGAACCCAACCATCAATCGCTTTTTTACGCTTGTCATTCCTTTGTTCTATCTCTTCATCACTTTTTTGCAAGCGGGTCTTGGCTCTATTCTTTAACCACCATACCCACGCTCCCAACAATGCCCCTGCAACTGCAAGGACTCCTTCAATCATTTGCGGGAAAATTTAGAGAGGAAATCAAGAACGGCTTGTAAGCTTTTCTCCGGCTGGTCTCCGGGGACAAGCTGGGCGATAGCGATAACCGCCCCAAGCAAGGCCGTGATTGCGCCAAGCCAAGCAAGCCAATCCTGTGAGGTGATAAGGGAGATGATGGTTTCCATGGCCTTGTATTAGTGTCAATCAGATGATTTGTCCAGTTTCCTCATTGTAAAGACCGCCGTAAGACCAGTAATTTTTGGCGGCTATCGTAAATTGTGCATAATTGTTGGCAAGGTCTGGAAACTTTGTAATCTTAAATGGGGCGATTCCTATGTCTGCGATTTGTATGGAAAGGGTTTCTTCTATTGCTTCTTCCCCAAGCTCGGATGCAACATGGCCAGAATAAATAAATCCGCCCTCAGAGCCGTCATCGGCTCCATAATAAAGAGTTTCAAAAGCATAGTTAAAAGAATTGTTGTTATCCAAGGATGTTACAGAATAAAACAAATTTGGAAACAGACTAAAAAAAGAAAAAGAGTGTTCTTGGAAAAAGCCTATGTTTGATAAAAAGGATTTCTCAATAAATTGCGGGGCGCAAACAAGCCCTTCCTCTGTGCTGGCATCGAATCCGTAAACCCCGGTTGCCGTGACGGTTCCCCCTCCCTCCTCCTGACTTTGATAATTTATTTCCCATTCTCGCACCCTCCAATACAACGCCATCATAAGCTCAAGCGAGGATGCCTCTCCTGAATATCGTGCCTGCAAGTCCTGTATATTTGGCAATTCGGTCTGAATGCAAGTAGGAAAATATCCGCTATAACTAGCATGAAGAACCTTGCCCATGTTAGGATTTCTGGTTTGGCTTTAGTAGCCTATGACGGTGATTCGATAAGTTGCCGTGGCTGGTGTAATGTTTCCATTGGTTGCGTTGATACAATCTAATTCAAGGCCGTTTGCGGTTGTTACATGTCCAGCAAAAGCAAGCCCATTATCCATACTTGCGGGAAGCCCAAGAAGAACAACATCATTTAGATTGCATCCAGTAACCACAACACTAACAGAATTTGTGCTGTTTGAATTTACGGTTCCAAAATAAATCGATGCGGTTGTGGTTAAGGTTTTTATTGATCCGGGCAAAACCCCATAAGTTGCAGATGATGGGATAAGCCCAAGGGAAATAACATTTGAAACCACATTGGCTTGGGTTGGTTGCGTGAACGAGATAATGCCGCTTTTTGTTATGGAGTTGGCTATATTTATCCCAGAGCCTTGTGCTGTTGGGGAGGTTCCGAAGAATCCCAAATTCCCAGAGACGGCCATCCCGCCCCCAAAACTAACAGCCCCGCCAACGGTCAGGGTCGAATTAACATAAAGCGGGTATGAAGAAATTGTGACCCCGGAGCCAGAAAGATCAAGCGCACCATTGCCGAACAACGACTGCTCGTAATCAACAACGGTTGTTCCGCTTGAGTTTTTTAGCCTTCTATTTGTGGCATCTACATTCGCCGTGGAGTCTTCAACATATTGAGCCGCAATTTCAGTTGCCGTTAGGTAAGCCGCTTGGTTGGCTGGAACCGCAGAGCCAGTAACAATAAGGTCGTTTTGATTAAATGTTACTGCGGTTGAGAGGACTGTTTGAGGCTTTCCTCCATCCGATATTTCAATCTCTAAACTTAACCCGGTAACTCCAGAGTTTAGAAAGTTCTCAATCTGTGCCGTATTGAAAGTTACCGTAGCTGTTTTATACGGCGGGCGGAACAATGCAGAGTCATTTACAAGAAACGCCGTGGCAATGTTTGTCTGTGATAGGTTTCCAACAAAGGCAATACCAAATTTCCCATTTGCGCCAGAAACCCTAACATTGGGCTGGCTGACCCCGCTTACATCTAAGTATTCGCCGATAGATGTTAGCTTGGCAAGCTCTGTCTGTATTTGTTCGGCGGTGGCATTGTAGGCAATTCCAGCGGTCTGATTGCCGAAAAGAAGGTTGTATTGACCCGCATAAACATTGTCATCAATTTCTAGGGAATATGTCTCACTTTGTGTCGCCGATCCCTGCTGTGTAAGTGAAAGAGTTGCACCGCCAGTGGTTTGGGAGTTTGCCCAAACATCTTGAAATACTGCGGGGCTTTGAATAAGGCGGACAATTTGCCTTAAAGCAACCCCGGCTGTTGCGCTCCTTGTCGTGTTGATGATAACAGAGGATGCCGGGTATAGGGAAAAGGAATCCCCGCCAAGGCCAGCCGTTGTCCCTGCAAAAACCCCTGCCGTTGTTGCTGTAATTTGATAAGCAGAATTGACCCCTGCAACCGTTGTGACTGATGCCGAAATTGCATTGGCAATCGCTGTTTGGACAGAGGCCGCAGAAGCATTATAGCTGATGGCTGATGATGTTACTCCATTAAAGGTTAGCTTAAATTCTCCATCTGTGGGAGTAGCCGCATTAACCCCAATTCCAAACTTTATTGCTGAATTTTGAAAGTTTAAATAATCGTATTCAATGCCATTATATTTAAGAAAACCTATTTCAAAATTAGGCGCATCGCCTCGGTCTAATCTTGGAAGAGTTGAGGTTCCGCCAAAGCGATTTGCCAAAAGTTGTTTAGCATCAACATCAATTAGAAGTGTAAAAACATTCATTCTATGATCTATGTTCTTGTTGTGTCAATCTGAAGATATGAAAATGGCTGATCTTTATCATAAAACGCAAGAGGCTTGGTTGTAACGGCAATAAACATCACTTGCCCGGTATATGTATTAAGCGGATCATTTTTTAATATAGTAATTTCGTCTGGCTGTCCATTTGAGCACACATTTAGTGTTACAGCAGTATATAAAAGATATTGGCAAGTTGCACCATTAACCAGTCCTATTTTTGCGCCCTCATCTGTCCGAGTGATTGAAATTCCACTTCCGGCAAGCGGGGTTCTTGTCTTTACAGAATCTTCCAACTCATGCAAATATTTAATAGTTAGAACAGAGCCATCATCAAAACTAGGAACAGCCCCCTTTATTTTTTCACCTTCTCTCATAGAGGCAAAAATCCTTTTGTTGCCGTAGCCCTAACACGCCAAAGCCCCCCTGCCTTTTCTATTGAAGATCCGGTAATCCTAACATCGCTTGTGTTAATTCGCTTCCCGCCATTAACATTTGATGGCCTATTTTCTAGAATTTCAACACTCATCGAGTTTACAATTTGAGTTGCTATTCCCCTTGCCGCTCCATCGCTTGCAGAGCCTGAATTTGTGGTAACGGTTACAGAGGGGGAAAGCCATTGTAGTTTATATTGAACTTGGACTTGTGCCAATGGCAGGGTTATAAGACCGGGTTCAACGCTTTCGTTATACGAATATGATGCCTCGCTATAATAAATAGAGGACGGAGTGCCGCCTTCTGCTGAAATTTTTAATCTCTGTAATCCATCAACAATATTTTCAACATTTCTTCTAACCACCCTAAACGAGCCGGATGGCTGACCCGGAACTCCGCTTATTGTTGAATCTAGTCCGTAAAGTCCAGAAACAGAACGACCAACAACGCTGAATTGAAAAGCCGTAATTCCATCTCTGCCATTATCGGAAATAATTTCTGGCTCAAACTCCGCACTATTTCCACCTATGATTGTTGCGCTCATAAATTATTGTGGAACTGCGGACGGGATTTTCTTTGAAAGATCATCAATGGATTTTTTTAAGGACTCAAAAACTCCGCCAAATGATTCCTTTGGCCCCATCCCCCTAGTTCCTTTCTGCGCCCTAGCACCAGCCGCAACCATCTCTGGGCTTATCCCGGCTTCTTGTGCCATAACCTTTTGCGCCATTGACGGCATTTCTGCCGCCGCCTGCTGAGCCGCAAGCCTTTTTCTAATGTCTTGTTTTGTTAGCGTAACACCCTCTTCTGCACTGGCTTTTTTTGCGAGATCGGCAAGAGTGGCCTCACGCAATCTAAAATTCTCTCTAGTTGTTTCGATTTGTTGCCTTTTTCTTGCAACGGCTAGGGCTTGTTCCCCGGCCCTTCCTTGTAGCAAAAACTCAGCCCCTTCGCCTCCCCTTTGGAATGATTCTTGTTGAGCCTTTTTTTGCTCTGCCGCTTGTAGCTTTATAAGACTTAGTTGCGCTTGCTTAAGTTTTATATTTTGTTCTGTAATAGAATTTTGGCTTCTATTTATAATTTCAATATCCTTAGTTCTGTCTGCAACGCTCCTTAACTCTTTGTCTTGGATTTTCAATAAATTAAGGGTCTCTGCTTCTTGTGTAACAACCTGCTCTGCAAGTGATATTTCTTCTGATTTGCCGCTAAGAAATTTTGCCTGTGCGGGATTTTTTGCTTGAAGAATTTTCAAGCTTAAAAGCTCGTCTTTTTGGCTTTGGTCAACAACGGATAGTTGTTGCGACTGAAATTTGATTAAATTTGAAATTGTTGAAAGTCGCTCTTTTTCTACCTTAAGAAGTTTAACCTCTGCCTCTCCTGCGGCAATAAGGCCTTCTTCTGGCGCAAGACCAAGATCAGTTTTAAATATACTTTCAAAAGCCCTATTGATTGCCCTTGGAAGGCTAAAACCCTCTGTTTTTTTCTGAAGCCTATCTATTTCGGATGTGATATTTTCTATTGATGACTGAACTCCCTCAGGGGTTGTTGCCGCAAGCCCAGCCCTAAATGCCTTATCCAAGCTCTTTCCGCTTGCCTCTGCCTCTCCGGCAATCCTTGTTAGGGCATCACCGAGAGCAATCCCGCCTTTAACAGCCCCAGCACCAAAAAGCCCAAGTCCACCTGTTCTTCCAATAAGTTGTAATGCCTTTGAAGTGGCAGATGCCTGACTATTGATTGACAATAAGCTTTTTGCCAAACTAGAGGCCGATCGCCCAGATTGATCAAAACTTCTTGAGGTTGCCTTGGCTTCTCTCTGAATGCCCTTTAGGACGGCAGTTCCCTTCCGTCCGTCAATCTCAATTTCTCCTCTTAATACAAAGGCCATTTTATCTATTTGCCTTGTTAAGAGCCTCTTGTTCCTTGCGCTCTATATATGGGATCATATCTAATTGTTCTTGCTTCAAGGCATCTTGCAAAGCCCTTTGGCCTATTTTCCCGGCCCCTTTTGCGGCGTTTACAAATATGGCTTTTATCTTGTCCCCTGCTTGAATTGCCTCAATTCCAAAGCCTTGCCCAGCGCTTCCCTTTAATGTCTTAAAGAACTTATCTAATCCTCCCGCAATCTTTATTGTCTGGCCTTTGGCAAGCTGAGAAAAATGCCGAAAGGCTGGCAACCATCCGGCGGCTATATAACCAGAGGACGATCTGGCCCTTTTTACAAATCTTTGGTAAAATGCGCTGGCAGTTCCTCCGCTATTGCCCCTGCCCGGCCCTGCAAAATTCTTTGGAAATTTGGAATAGAATCCCATTCTCTTACCCCTTTGAAGCCTAAAGTTTGCGATGGCAAAGGCTTCTGCCTTGCCCATATACCCAACCGTTGATTTGCCTTGCGTGGTTCTTCCCCCTTTGCCAAGTGCAACTGATTCGCCCTTTCTTTTCGTCACCTTCACATAAGAGGCCATCACGGTTTCAATAGCCTTCATATCCCTAACGATTTGATCTGGGCTTGCCCTAGGAGTAAGATTTGCCGCCCTAGCACAAATATTTGCCGCTCTTCGGTTTAATTCATTTACTCTTTCTCTACGAGAAAGCTCAAGGTATTTGTCTATCGTCTGATTGAATTCAGTTGCGTCTAGTTTAAAAATGGTTGCCATATATTATCTTAAAATATTATCTATAATTTTATCGGCATTTTGTGTTCGCCTTTTAACATCTATTCCCTTGTTAATTAAGATGGCGTGCTCAAGTTGGAATAACTCTGCCTCGCCCATCTCCCATAAGACATAATCCTTGTTCCAGCCAAACTCCTTGGCAAAGAGCCAGACGGTTGCCGCTACTCCGCCGGGCTGTTCTATTTTGGGTCTCCACCCCCATCCTTGGCGACAACCCTAGAGTCTGAAATTTCCTTAAAAACTTCTTCCACAATCTTAACTGCTTCAATAAAATCCTCCTCTACAAAGGGATCGGCCCAATCCAATACAGCGCACCTAAATTTGTTCTTATCCCACCCAAGCTCAACCAGCTTTTCTTTTTTGGTCATAAGGCAAAATAAGGTGCTCCAAATAAAAAACTCGGTGGAGTCACTTTCTTCCCTTACTTGATTAAGAATGATTCTATGCCCAAGTGTGAACTTATTTAGTTTCTGCCCTTTAAATTGCCTTTCTCCAAGTGCAAAAGTTTTGTCTAAATTCTTATTTAATGCCTCATCGTCTTTTACAAAATCTAGGTCGTTCATAGATATTTACTTATCCTTTTCTTTAGGTCAGGGCTGGCGTTTTTGCTGATGAGAAGGGTAGCCTTCCCAAAGCTCTTTTTGACCAAGGGCGTTGCGTTGTTCATTGCATCTAAAAGCCTTTCCCTGTTTTCTAGAACGGCTCGCATATAAGCCAGCGGCTCTTCCGGGTCTTTGATGGCTTCCCAGCCCCTCTCCCAAACATTAACAATTTTTCCGCCAAGACCATCTGCCGTATCACTAAAGAAAAAGGTTACGCTCCTTTGATTGTTTTTATCCGCATCCTCAACAACGGAAAAAGGACGCTCTTTTCTAAATGGAATGCCAAGCGTAGCTAGGACTGAAGCGAGTTTTAGATTTTTAGTAAAAAGGATTTTTTCTTGGCTCATAGGGATTTCAGAAAAGCCGTTAGGCTATTCCATCGTAGATGACTGCGCTGTAGCTGACCTGCTCAAAATTGTCTGCACTTCTTGTTCGGGTGATTTCAGTCACATAAGCCGCCCCCGAAAGGCCAAATGTTTCGCCTCCGGCAACGGTGATGTCTGTTCCTACGGAATCAGAAAAAGTGGTATAAGCCCCTTCAACGGTATAGGTCACACGCTTGTTGCGAAACACCACAGAAGTTGTGTCGCCAGACCTGTTCTTTAGCTCAACGGCATCGGAGGAATTTGCGTGGGTGATGGACTGAACGACCATCCCTGTTTGTGCGTCTGCAACGCCAAAGGCTAGATCGGTCGAATTTCCAATAATTGTTGCTGGCATAAAATTAGGTGCTTAAGAACGGAAACTTGGTTGCAGAAATATCAAACGAATTAAATCCATCCGATGTTTCCGTATAACTCGTGTCTGTTACATGGTAGGTTCCAGAACAAACGGCAGTTGCGTTGGCCGCAAGGGTAAGGGATGCCCCAACGCTTCCTATTGAATCATTACAATTTCCAGATAGGCTTACATTTATCTTTTTATTAGAAAACGCAACTGCTGAAAAGGTTCCGTCATGCTTTGAAATTTCAGTTGTTTCAGCAGTTTCAGTTGAGGTAAAATTCTGAACAACAACGCCAGTTTCAGCGGAAAGCCCAAAGACTACCGTGGAAAGACCAATAGAAGTTGCGGCCATAAGATATTCCTTGTTTTATGTCAAATTTTAGGGATGCCCAAGAAGTCTGCTTTTGATAATTTCCCAAGCCGCCGCCAGCACACCAAACACAATGGTTGAAACAAGCCAAACTCTGCCCTTAACGCTGTGGGCTTCCTGTTCGATCCTATCCATCTTTGTCTTGTGGTCTGTTAGAAGCTCAAGAATATAGGCTTGCCGTGTTTCCATTCTGGCAACTTTTTCTCTGATTTCTATTAGAACGCTGTGGTCGTCTGCACTCACAAGTCTTCAGCCCCATCACAAATCCTAACCATTTCCTCGCCTTTTTCATTTACAAATCTTTCAATAAATCCTTCTTGCTCAAGGTAAGACAACGCCGATAAAAAATCAGCGTAGGTGTAGGCGGTGGCCATGGGTCACAGGCCGGACGGCACGGGCGGGGCGACAAACTGGACGGCATCGGCCTCATCGTTGGTTTGGGCGGCAAGAATCAGATCCTTGCACCGCAGGTATTCGTTGCGGCAAGCAGAGATGTAGGACTTGATGGCCTCGCAACGTTCTGGCGAATAGATGCCAAGGGCGGCGTTTTGTTGGGTGGCTTCGTCTAAGCCAGCGGATTGAATTGAGTGACTTGCAAGCTGTCTAATTCGATCAATGTTTTGGGTTTGAGTTTCTTCAATAGAACGCTCATCCACCCTTACTCCGTCGATAAAGCAAAGATATTTCATCGTATGCCCACCCAAATCGCTTCGTTGCTCTTTAAGGCCAAGTATCCAGCAGCGGAGCCAGTATTTTGCGCCCGAATTGCAGTAGGCAGGGTTGAGGCTGGAGTTGTGTAGGAAGAATCATGTCCAACAGCAACCCTCCCAAAAGATGTATCTTCAGTTAATCCAAATATTAAATTAAAAACCGTATTAGAACCAGCCGCGACAGAAAGAAATCCCATGTTCGTTGCGCTTCTGACAAGGCCAGTCCAATATATGCCCCGTGTAAGTGTCAGGCTTGATGTCGTATGCGTGTAATTTGCGGCTGACTGAGCTATAACTATTTCTCCAGAATTATACAAAAGACTGTATGGTAATGACCCCGAATCTGAGTAAATTAGTGCCTTAACTCCCTGAGTTCCGGCTACAGAATGACCCGTGCATCTGAAATAAATTGTCGGATTGACTACTCTTTTAGGGATAAAAATTGGCAACAAATATATTACACTATTAAAACCAGTAGCAAATGTAGAAGGAGTTCCAGTAATAAAGTATGTTGGAGTCGTGTCGTATGCTGGGCTTGGGTTGTTTGGAATGAAGTCGTTACTAAAACTAGCTCCGCCTGTTAAAAGTCTTTCCTGATCCCCCGCCGCCGGAGCGGGAACCAAGCCAGCCGTGCCTGCGGCTGAACTTGTAGCACCACCCATGTTTGCGGGAGCCGCCCCGCCGCCGCCGAAGAAGCCCATGGCCTACCCTTCTAGGATCGAGAAATTCGATCCTGTGGTGGACGACAGCCACCAAACCCCGCCGGTAGGTGTGAACGCATCGAAGGTCAGCCCCGCTCCGGCGGTTAACTGGATGCCTTGGGTTGTGGTGGGGGCAAAGCCGATCCCGATCGTCACCGTGCTGGTGGCGATGTTTTGGACGAGGAGGTATTTGCGGGAAGCGTTAGTCACCGCACTGGTCAGCTGGGCGGTGTTGGCCGTGGTGACGGAGCCGAAGCGGGTGGTTAGTGCGCCGGAGGGGTTATTCGCCGTGACCGTGCCGGAGATGGGCTGTGTATACGGAAGTGCGACAAGCAAATTCCCGTCACCATCTAGGTTTATATTTGAAACATTTGCCGTCACCGTGCCGGAGATGGGGATATTATTTTCAGGAGCAAGATAGCTATTTAAGTTGTTTACTAGCGAGTCGCTTGCAAAAAGAGCATCACCTATCTGATTAGCAAATAAAACATTTGTTGGGTCGTTGATATTCGCCGTCACCGTCCCCGCAATGGTCTGGGTGGACGGGAAGTTGGAGATGGATACAACACTTCCGCTAACTGCACTCCGCATATCTGTGATGGCTTGGGAACCCAAAGACACAACCGTATGGGCGGGAATATGTTGCCCCCCTGTCACAATAGTTGAAAGGGTGGTTGCTGACTGGTTGCCGTCTAAAATTGGAAGAGCCATTTTCTCTAGTCTCCTTGTTAAATTGTGGCAATGTAAAAACTATTAAGCTGGTCGCTAAAGTCATAGTTTCTCAGGCCATCTTCGTCCTCTTGTGGGGTTGCAAAGATATTGAGAGTCAATCCCCTCTGCCAAGCCCTTTTGTCTGTTCTTATGGTTGGGGCTTGGCTCGTTATCCTAGCCATATACACCTTTGTATTGATGATTCTATTTTGAATCTTGGCGGCTAGGGTTGGGGTTTCCTCGTATAGAGACTCAAAGATTTGGCAATATTCAGAATCAAAATCTTCTTGGGTGATCTTGGAGGCCGTATCGCTATAATTGACCGCCACGGTTAAGTCATACAAGCCTGTATAGTTTCCCAAAAGCTGTCCATTGATAGTTGCCGAAATAGTCACATAAGGGAATAGCCTTTTGCCTGTCCTATTCGTTGTATAGGCATTGAGGCCAGAATAGTCCGCAATAAGCCTTGCCAACGCATCTTCAACCTCAAATGGGGTGGATTGGTTCATTGCTTATAGGTGGCGTTTATATCTAGCGTAATGGTTTTGGCCCAAGTCCTATTTGTTGCTATCACTTGGGGGCTTTCCCCGGTGACTTTTGCAACATAGATTTTGCAACTGGTCACATTGGTCATGTAGGAAGCTAAGTCTGGGTCTCTGTAAAGCTCTGCCATTATGCTTTGGAATTTTTGATCGAATAGTTGCTTTGTGTTGCCATCAACCCTTGCCGTGTAGGTAAGGGTCGCAGGGACGCTAAAAACCCCTGTAAATGGCCCGAGAAGCTCCGCACCTATCTGGGCTTGGGCAACTAGGCTTGGGAGCGTTCTTGGCGATCCTCGTTCACTTGTGTAGGGATTAACGCCAGTTATGCCAGAAACGGCATTAAGAAGCCCATTTTCGACCTCTCTTTCAATTGAGGCCATCGCTTTAGGTGGTTATATCGGCAAGGTCGATTGTGTAGGAAATGCCGTCTGGGGATAGGCTAAAGCCCGCAATCATCCTCTCATTGCCACCTAGCGTGACCAAGCCGCCGATTGATGGGGCTGAAATTACCCCGGCGCAAACCACTAGGCTTTGGGTGATCCTAAAAACCTCGCCTCCTACATCCAACTCCGATGAAGTCGCCAAGTCTGTGACAGAGGCAGATACAGCGTTTGTGGCAAGCCCTGTCACGCTTGTCCAAAGGTCGTTAATGACATAAGACAAGTCGTTGCCAAAATAGGAAGTAGAAATAGCCCCGCCCACAAAACCACCTCTTATGTCAATCCATCCTTATAAGCCCCTCAAACAATGGAACATTGTCTGATTCAAACTCTCCTTTTTGCCCCCAAAATTTGCTTTCCTTTCCCCGCCTTACCGTAGAGGCCAAAATGATAGGAGATGAGTTAATCGCCCAGAATTGGTCTGCGTCCCTTATAGCCTTAGCCATTTGTTCAACGCTTGGAGCCGTATAGGTAGCAAGCCCCTCAATGCGGATATCTCTTGGACAAAGAACAATGATATTATCTTTACCCAATTCCTTTGCCGCCTCTTGAATGATTTTAAGTGGGCTATGCTGTGTGTTTTGAGAAATTCCAAAAGGGGCAATCAGATGATACTTTTCTGGAAGTCCTTCCGCTTTTTCTTCCCCAAGCCTGTCCAGAATAATGTTTGTTTTGTCTGCGTCTTTGATCCTTGGGTCTGAATAAACAAAATCAGTCCAAGTCTTTCTGCTCTTTCTGTAATCAATATATTTATTAGGCCATACCTCAAGATCAATAATATCTGCATTGAATGGGATTGCTCCCATTGGCTTCGTATAAGATACAATATCAAACACTCCATAATATTGCTCGAAACAATCAAACAAAACCTCATGGCCTTGGTCGGCTAGATATTTACAGGCGGGGAGGCATCGAAGAACATCGCCCAGCCTTTGTTGGTATTTTATGACTTTAGGTTGCATCGTCCACCACGCTTCGGTCTTGGACATGGGCAAAATATCTATTCAGCCGAACAGGGCCGTGGGTCTTTTGTAATTCTTCCCAAGATTTTAGAAGTCCGGCATAGCCATAAAAACTTTCCTTAAATTCGACTTGTTGGCGGACAGAGTAGGCGAAGTGGTCAAACACGAGCCCCATCTCCTCTGTGATTCCTCTTGGGATTCTGATGGGCTGATGGTTCAAGATGGGCGGTTCATGGCTGGTAAAATGAATACCCTCTCCCCATTTCCAAGCTCGATACCACTCATAAGGGTAAGAGCCTAGCCCGCTTCGGCTAACCACAACCTTTTTACCTATGTGATAGTTGCAATGAAATTGCGCGGTCACTCCGGGGGTGCGGTCTTTTAGCAAATCATAAACCGCCGTCATCTGCTCTGTAGTCCAGAATTCATCAGCGTCTTGCTCCATCACTACACCGCAATCCACTCCCTCAAGAGCTTTGTTCACCATTTCAATCTTTCCGTTAAAGGGCTTATTCTGGGAATAGATTTTTACCTTATCGTGTTTTAGATTTTTTAGATATTCATGCGTTCCGTCTATGGATCGAAATTCCTTGTGCCATTTGTCTGGGACTTGCTTACACCATCTTGTGCAGTTGGTCGGCTGGCTTACGCCCTCGACAATCTGCCATTGCCAAGGAATTTGTAGCTTTTGGTAGGCTTCTATCTTTTTGCTTATGAATGGCTCACCATTTAGCACTATCGTGAATATGGTCAGCATCTTAATATCTCCTCAAAAATCTGCATTTTTGTAATTGCAGGTTCCCAGCCCCATGTTTTTTTTGCAAGAGAATTATCTAGAACAATTTCCTTCATATCCATTTTTCTCTGTTCAAAGTAATTTACTTTTCTTTTGCCAAGCCTTTCTCTGCAAAAATCAGAAAGCTCGTTTAATGTAAAGGAGTTGTTGATTCCACCAGAAACATTGCAAAGTGTTTTTCCTCTTGCAAAAGACGCTTTTGCTACTAGCGGGATAAGGTCTTTGGGGTGAAAAACATCTCTTTTTTGATTGCCTCCAAACCCATAAATATTCATTTCTTTTTTATGTTTCCATGAGTTAATCCAATAGGATATAATGCCTTGGTCGCTCTTGCCAAATTGCCCTGCCCCGGCCATAAGCCCGCATCGGAAAATGTGGCTTGGGAAATCAAATTCGCTAATTATCAATTCTGATGCATATTTAGAGGCTCCATAATGGCTTCTTTTCCCGACCATTGAACAATTTTCTGTTATAGGGGATATTGACTCAAGCGGGTAAACTCTGCTTGATGAAATATATATCAAAGTTGCACCCCATTCTTTTGCAAGCTGACATATTTTGACGGTTCCCCACAAATTTGAACTATAAACGGTTTCGGGGGCTATTTCGTTATATCCCGCCATCACGCTTGGATTGGCCGCACAATGAATTATTACATCGTGAGGCTCTTTCTCATGAAAATTCTGAACATCGCAAATAAATAACTTTCTTCCTTGCTTTCTAAAAATTTCTGCATTTTGAGATGTTCCTTCTCTTGATAGATTGTCCAAAAGGGTCGCGTTTTTGAAATAGTTGGAAATGATGAATCCGACAAATCCACAAGCTCCTGTTATGAGCATATATCCCCCCATTCTTCTTTTGCCACCGCAACATCAAGCGAGCCATCTTTTCTAATTGTATCGAAAAGGGCGGAGGTTCTTTTGATTGGCAATGGATGAATGGCGTAGGCCAAAAAAGTTTCTGGATGAAAAATTCCGCCCCTTGAAATATATTCGTCCAATCTTGCAAATCTGTTGAAGTAGGCATCCATCCAGCATCTTTTCCCAAAGGCAAATCTGTCGTTATATCCCCAGTAATTGCAAAACTTGGGGATATAAATTGCGTCATCTTGGGGTTCTTCGGGAAGTATTCTGAATGCCAAATCCGGCCTCAACCTAACAACGCAATCCGCATCAATGCCGCTTTTGTCGAAAATTTGCCAAACTCTTTGCATTGCCCAAAGTTGCCGAAGAACGCTTTGGATGCCGTGACAACCCCTGCCAATTTGCCAAGCATATTCCCTTTTCTCATCAATATAAGGCTGTTCCTCGATAACAAGAATATTCGGATTGAGCAAAAACGCTTTTTCGGCATCCTCATCTTTTGCGGCGTGTATTACCCAAGAGGCTTCTGGATACAGGCTTTTTAATTGTTTTGCGGTCTTGTCCAAGCTCCGCATCTGCCCAGAAACAAGGACTGCGGTTTTCAAGATGTTTTTAATTCCTGCACCAATGCCTTAAACTTCTTATGCCCATCTGATTCGAGAATATAGGAATCATCAATTTTTGCCCCATCGTATTTTTCGAGATGCCCTTCTTTGCGAAGTGTCGCCAGCGGGGTTCCCTCGATTTCCGCCGTGCCGGATAATTGATAAGAGTCGAACGGAAGGCTTTTGATGAATTTGATTGTTTCCTGTCTTTGTTCTGCCGTTTCGCCGGGAAGCCCGACCGTGAATGTTCCGTGAACAGTCATTCCGATTTCCTTAAGATGCCGAACAACTCCGGCTCCCTCATCAAGATTAAGATGCTTGTTCACGATATGATCCACAACATATTGGCTCCCAGACTCGAATCCTAGTTTTACCCCAAAGCATCCAGAATCCTTCATAATTTTCCAAGTCTCAATCGGGATGGTGTCCGCCCTGCACATGGCAGACCAAGGGAGTCCTATCTTGCCCATAATCTCGCACATTTCTAGGGTGTGCTTATTCCCAAGGTTAAAGGTATCATCATCAAAATAGATGCTTTTGAATGGGAATCTTTTGATGAGATAACCCAAGAAATTCTCCATATATTCTGGCGTGTAATAGCGGACGGTTCTTTTGCCTTTCCCATCTGGGTCGTTCCCGGTCATGGCCGCAGGCCAAACACAAAAGATGCACTTGAAAGGGCAACCTCTCGATGCCCAGACTTGGGCGTGAGGAAATTTTTGCCCCCTTGGTTGATGGTCGCAATAATGATCCCAGCATTCGATGGGATATTCTGGGAAGGGTGCTTCGTTCATTTCCTTTTGGCTTAAAAGTTCGGCTTCAATCACCCCGCCCTTTTCGACTGCCCTTAAAACCCCTTTTTCATATTCGCCCTTAACCACGGCAAAAACGCCTTTCTTTTCAATAATTTCCTGCGGGGACACCGCCGAGATTGTGCCTGTTAGGATTATCTTTATGTCGGGAAGAATCCTTTTGATTTCTTGGATGACTTTTTGATCATGCGCCCAGCTTGGCGTGGCGGTTTCAATGACAAGAAATTCCGGGTCTGTTTTTTTAAGCCACGCAAAATAGGACTGATAGGATTCCCTAGTGGCAATCGAGTCCCGAAGCTCTGCCTTGTGTCCGGCCTTCCTTGCGTAGCTTGTTGCATATCCCATAAAGAATGGGAATGGTATGTATTCTCCGAATTGAAAATTGTCGGGGCGATTGAATTGGGCTGTATATGTGTGCGGCCAGCGGGAGCCAGCCCTAACCCCGCAAACATTATTCTCCCACCACGGAGGATTTGAAAAGACAATCATTTCCTAAAAATGGCAGAGCCATTCCTCCAAGATTGCGACTCCCATAAAACAGGATGTCCCGCTGTTTTCAGCCATTGGTAATTGCCGTGATTCTTAATATCATTCACATCATCCAAGGCTATGATTCCTCCCTCCTTGACCTTCGGAAAGAAAACCATAAAATCCGCCCTTCCAGAAAACACTCCGCCATCCAGCAAAAGAAAGTCAATCTCATCTTTTAGGCTGATGTGTCCCCAAATATATTTAGACGCGACCCTAAATTCTTCCTTATGCCATTCAATAATTTGCTCAAGGGGATATTGATTCAGCTTGGTTTGGGTGGTTCTATAAAAATCCTCGACTTGCGATATGCTCATCCAAAGCATCGGATTGCTGGAAAGCTGGTTAATGGCAAGCCCTCCCTGCCGTGAATCAAGGTTATATTTGTGGCGGCCTATGCGGTCGGGATGAATCTCAAAGCTAAATAATTCCCTTGTTCTAATACATTGAGTTGAGCCGTCCCCGGTTCCTCCCCCTATCTCAACTCCAAGGGCAAGCCCCTCGCTGTATTTTGCTAGGGCTTGGCCGAATGGGTCTTGAATGGTTATTTCTTGCATTTTGGTTTTGCCGAATTTTTTAAGGCATGAACAATCACATAGTTAATGACTGCTTCCTTGTCCTTGGCAAGCAATTTTATCCCAATCCTATAAAGTTCTTTCCCTGCCTTTTCGTCATACTCAATATCAACAAGCACATATTTGGTTTTGTCTGGGCGCGATTTGCCAAATTTAATCATACCAAGCCCATTGGTATCCTCGCCTTTTTTGGCTGGCCTAATTCCAATTTGCGGCTTTTCTTTTCTCATAAATGGCTTTGCCCTTTTCATAAAACTCCGGCTTGTTGTGATGTTTGATTAGATCATCCGGCTTCCCGCCTGTAAAGAGCGGGTTCTCATGCTTGAATTGAATATGCTTGGCCTCAATCACAACTCCATCACCATAAGCTCTTTCTGTAAATTCATTGTCTGAATAGATGCCATCGCTCTCTTGGTATTCGGGGTGGAACATATAACCCCCTTGTTTTTCAAGCCTCTTTTGCGTCATAATCGCCATACAAAGGAGTTTATCGGTTCTAAGCCCATCAGATATTGCCAAGACTTTCTCCTCGTTTGTAGCCCCAATAGCGGTCGAAATTAGAGCATCCCAATGTCTAGGCGGACTCCAATCGTCCGACATTTGAACCAGAATATCTCCTTTCGCCATTTTTGCCCCATAATTCCAAGCGTTGACGATCCCGCCGGGTTTGCATCGGATGGCTTGATGGGGAGTGTAATCTTGGGGATCATCGTGATCCACCACAAAAATCCACTCAACCTCAAGAGGGCTTTTTGCCAACATCAGCCATTGTTGCCTTCGTTGCCAAGCAATCTGTGGCCTCCCCTTGGTTGCATGAATGATTGAGATTTTGGGGGCTGGCCTTGACTTCTTAATCTTTTCGGCTTCCTCTTTTTTGCCGACACAAACAGAGGCAGTTTCATAAATATCCAAACATTGCCATTGGTATATTGCCTCAACTAGGTTCCAGTAATGGGCGGTTGGCCTTGGTAGGCTCATCGCCGCCCTTGCCGCTCCCCATGCCTTTACCCATTGTCCCCTTGCAGAGTATTCAACCGCCATCCAATAGTGAGCTTCCCTTCGATCCGGCTGAATGGCGATAGCCTCCCCAAGATATTTTAGCTTTTCCTCGCCTGTCGGGGCGCATCTTCCCATGTTGCAAAGAACATCGTATCGAAGCGTATCCTCTAGCTCTTGAAATTGAATTGCCAGCTTACCATACTTTAAGCAGTCCGCCCAATTCTGGGTTAAAAAATGCTCTTGTTGGGTATAGTAAAGGGCGTTGGGGGTTGGATCTAGGGTGTCTTTAAGAATTTCAAAGTTCCTGTCGGCGGAAGTCTTTTTGTAGCCCTTGGGATTGTGAACCCTAACCACCTTGTCGATTCCAAAAATCTTTGACTGATCCTCGGCTACAAGCATTTCGTGAACCCGATTCTTCCACTTGCATTTTCCTTTTAAGGAAACCATCTCCCTTAGTGGGATCAACCCAGCGTTAGCCACGAAATACCTAAACGCAATAAGCTGTGCGCCCCTTTCCTCTGCCTTAGTTATAGCTTCATCAATAACCGCCTCTGCCCCCGGTTGCATCTCATCATCGGCATCCACCCACATTGCCCACTTCTCGGAACAAGCATCCAAGGCCGTGTTCCTTGCGGCGGCAAAGTCATCTATATGAGGCCAATCCGTTCTTTGATTCTTATAATGAACAACTCTAGCACCGTGAGCCAGTGCAACTTTTTCCTCCTCGGCTGTCGGATTGCTCCCCCCAGCCAAGCAAACAACAAACTCCTTCGCAATGGGCTTGAAGGAGCTAAGGCATCTTTCGAGATATTCGGCTTCATTGCCGCCACAAATAAGGTAAACAGACAGAGGATTTCTCATAAAGGATTTCAAGATGGGATTTATGTCAATTCATAAAAGAAAGAGGGGCTAGAGTTTTTTAGGCTCTAGCCCCTCGGAGGAACCACACAATCTATATTTTAGCTTGCCGAGTAGTCGGTGGTGATACGAACCGCCGCATTGGGGTCGATCACAACTTCGTCCGTGTTCATGCGAACCCGCAGAACATTGGAACGGCGAGCCTCATCGCGATAGCTCTCGGAGACGAATCCGGCCGCATCAGCCGCCCAAACCAAGGTGCGTCCGATACCACCAGCGGTGAACTCACCGCCAGCGATCTGACCCACAACGATCTTGCTGTCCGGCACGATGAACGAGCCGGAGTAGCTCTTGCCCTTGTTGGCGGTGTTGTAGGCCGCACGCCCAACGGCGAGGGTCTGCACGCCCAGAGCCGCCGCGATCTCGGCTTCGGAGAGCAAGCGAGCCCCGGTGTTCGAGATCACTCCGAAGAACTGATTCTGGAGGAGGGTCGAACGACGGATCAACTCGAACACATTGGCCGACATCGCGATGCAATTCGGCTCGTAACCGAGCTTATTGAGGGCGAGTTTGGCGGCCGCCACATCACGGGCAACATCAACGGTGGCGATGTTCGTATTCGTGTAGGCAACGGCGCGAGTCTGGTCAGCCGTGGTGAAGGGGGTCGAGCCAGCCCAGAGAAGGTCGGAAACCCGCTTCTCATGGCCGAGCTTGATCTGACGAAGGAGGAAGCGAGCGGTCTCGCTTTCCACCGCGAAAAAGCGATTCAAGTCCTCAACGCTACCGTCATCAAGCAATTCCTCTAGGCCGAACTCCTCGGTGGAGTAGCTCGCGCTAGTGAAGGAACGGATGCCCCTCTGGTATTCGCTACCAGCGGAACGGATCGCCGAGTTGTTGGAGAGGAGGTCAGCCGCCGCCAACTGAACCTTGAGATAGGTTCCGGCTTTGGCCGAAACATTCTGCAAGGGGAGAAGGGTTGCGCCGATCAAACCCACATCAGCTTGGGGGGCTTCGATCAGGGCTTGGTTGATGTCTGCACGGATAGTCGTGCCGCCTGCGATATAGCTCATTTTCTATTTATCCTTGGTTAGTTGTTAATCTTTAGTCAACCTTCAGCGGAACGGCGATCTCGATCACCGCACCAGTCTCGGTGGCCGCTTCGAGAGCGATGCCAGCGGAAATGGTGTTGGAAGCCGCCGTGGTCACGAGGCCAGAAGCATCGAAGGAGAGCGAGTCTCCAACGGCCGCCACGCCCGAAACCGTTGCAAAGTAGGTCGGGTGGAACAGCTTGACCGTGCCGGAGTCACCAGCGGCCACATCTTCCTGTGTAAAGCCGATGCAAAGAGTAGCACCAGTCACAGAGGCTTGAGCCGCACCAGCAGTCGAGGTAGGCTGAACGCCACGATAAGCACTAATCGCCGAAGCGAAAGTGAAGGTTTTGAAAAATCCGTCAACTTGAGTTCCCATTGTATTTGTATCCTTTGTTAGATGTTCTTAATACCACGGGCAAGAGCCTCGCGATATTCGTTGGGGTTGGAGAGCATGACCGCCTTCATGGCGTTCAGCTTGGAAGTCTTGTATTCGGGGTGAGCCGACACAAGGGCTTCAAAGTTCTTCGGCTCCTCTTTCTTTGCGGGAGCCTCCTCGATCACCGGGGAAGCGGGGACAGGCTTGATGCCGAACTCGGTGAGAACCTTTTTCACAACCTCGGACATCTCCTCGGTCTTGGGCTCTTCCTTTTTCGCCATTTCCTCTTTCGGCTCAACCTCGACTTCAATCTTGGGAACCGAATCCTCTTTTTTCTCTTCTTTGGGAGACATGGCCTCTTCCAGTTTGGCGAGGCGCACCTTGATATCTTCCACTTCCTTACCGTAATCTTTGTTTTCCATTGTGTTTTCTCCTTTTGTCAAACCTTCGCCCTCAACTTCGGCTTCGGGCAGATCGGTGGGAATCGGCTTGCCGCCAACCATATATCCCATTTTGATTGTTTCTCCAGAGCATTTGGTCTGGGTCTCGGCAAATTTCTGCATGAACTTAACCATCTCTTCAAAAAGTCCGTTCGTTGCCGCAGGGCTACTTACTAGGTCGGCGGAAGCGATGGATTGGGGTCGGATATAGTCCTTGCCGTTGATGGTCTCGGACTCGTTCACGAAAGCCAAGGAAACGCCGAACTGGTCTGGAGCTTCTGCGGCCATCTCTTTAATAAGGCCGTAGTGCGGGGAGTTGCGGAGAAGGCGAAGGTCGGCAACCAGCTTATTGCCCTCGATGCGGGGGTTGCGGGCAAACGCCACTACTGCGTCTAGCCCAGAGCCGTGGTTCATCTTTACCTTAACGCCATTCTTTGCAGACTTCATAATTTCGAGGGCGGCTTCTAGGCTTTTTCTATCTACAAACAGATCATGTCCTTTGGCCTCCCCCACTTCCAAAATGCTGACTCCACCTAGTTCCAATTCCTCCATCTCTTCGTCCCTATATGTATTATAGGCAACTGCCGCCCTTTGTTTTTCATCGGGAAAATCGCTGATGGCTTGTTCGTTAGCCATAAACCTTCCAACAAAATCTTGTTCCGATTCGTCTCCTCTGGGGGTAGGTAGTGGCATAGAATATTTTTTTATGTCAAAGAAGGTCGCCGTCTGCCTTGCGATAGGATTCTTTGACCTCTCCACCGCCAGCCATCTTTAGAAACTTGTTCACCCTAGCCATCGCCCAAGCGTTGCGTGAGTTGGGCTTACCCCCGGTAATCGTTGGCCTAAAGCTAGTGGAGAACGCACCCGCCCCCCTGCGAAACACTTTCTTTAATGCTCCAAGGGTGGGGGCTTTCCTTGTGGGGTGCTTGTCCTTGAACTCGGCAATCTTGTTCTTCAATGCTTCCTCGTTCTCGGCTGAAATCTCTATGTCGCCAGCTTTGCTTCTGGTGGATGCTGTTCCTTCTGGGTTCTCCTTGGAGCCTTTGATTCGCTCCTTGGGAGGTGCGGGAGTTTGTGCCGCAGACTTGGGGCCGGGTCGGGCTAGTTCCTTTGCCTTCTCATCAGTCATTGGGCCACCCACAATCCAAGCGTCACAAGTTCTTTTGGCCGCACATTTAAAATCAAAAATCTCGCAGTAACCTAGATTGCCACCAATAGCGACTTCATTTGCATCCTCGCCGATGCCCTTCTTAATACACCCAAGAACTTTGCTCCTCTGGTCAAAGGCCGCACAATTACCGCAAAGCATTTTCTTGGCTGTGCCTACATCGCCTTGGAACTCGTCTGCCTTGGCTTTCCAGTAATCTTCGTTTGGCTCGTTAGGATTGGCTGGGCCGTAGTTCGCATCGTCCACCGCTGTCTGCCTATTGGCTAGATTGGTTTTGATGTCTTGAGTTGCGATTGGGCAAGAGGCTGGTTCTGCTAGTTCTTTCTTGTCCCTTGCTTCCATCTGCCCAACCACTTTCCTTGCCCAAGCATAACCAGCATCACCACCCCATCCGTGCCACGCTTGCCATCCCTTGCCCTGTTCGTCCCAAGTTGCACCTTTCTTATCGACTTCATGGCGATCAAAGAAGGCTTTCATTCTGCGGACGGTATCTGGGGAGAGGTTCACACCATTCATTAAATCCCTTGCTCTGGAGATGCCGACCGGGGTCATTCCCCTTTGGCTTGCTGGCTTGCCTTCCCTCACATCCAAAGCTCTTTTAGCCGCATCCCTAGCTCCTTGTGGGGGCGTGAAGTCTATCCCATCGTATTTCCCTAGCTCGATACCGCCCATCATCCCTTGAATCAGCATCTTAATAGATGCGGGGTCTAGCTTTGCTAATACCTCTTCAGTATCTTTTTTTTTAACTTCTAAATTTTCCGAAGAAGGCTCAATCGGTTCATCTGGTTCTGGAGCATTGTCTGGTTCCTCGCCATCGTCTTGTTCGTCCTCATCGGGTTTCGGTGCTGGTTGTGGCTTTGGTGCTGGGGCGGCTGGAACTGGTTTTTCTGGCGGGACAACATCGCTGATTGTCTCTGGGGGAACGCCATATTCTTTAGCCAAGTCTTGAATTGCCTTGGCCTCGATTGCCCTTTGACGCATCGAAGCCTCCCAATCGGCTCCACGCTCTGCGTAGATGTCGGAGCCTGTGCGAAGCCCGCTCTTAAATTCTGCGATGGCACTTGCAGATTCCCGCCCAAGATCAATCGAGACATTCGCCCCGAAATTGAAGATGCCTCTAGTAGTTTTCCCGCCCTCGCTCGTTTGGATCATTCCCCTAGCAACTGCGTCTGCAATTACAATGTTCTTGATGGGGCGAAGCACCTTGTCATTCAAAAGATTCTGGTAGCGTTTGAAGGTGCGCCCTGCCTGTTGCATTTCTAGGCGAGCAGTTGGGCCGGACATGGCAGAAGGATCAACCGCAAAGGAATATGGGATTCCAAGTCCAAGACAGATATTCCGCATTAGAACTTTGTGAAACTCGATAAACGCTCCGCTAGGACGACTTGGGCCGTTGGGGAAAATAATATCCTCGCCCGGTTCTAGGTAGGAAATTTTGCCAGACTCAATCGTTTCTAGCTTGATCTGATTCCCGCTAATGTCCTCTTCGGTTGAAAGCGTGGAAAGGTCGGCGGCATTGTTGTTGTTGCGCTTTACGATCCCGCTCTGGGAGCTTGCAACCTTGGCCGCCATCTTTTCAAAGCTGGTAAGTTCGTGAATGTCGGTTGCATCATTGATGGCAGTGTGGAATGCTGAAACTCCCCGATATTGGTCGATCCGAAGTGGATCAAAAAGGTGGAAGGCTTGGCTTGAGGGAATGGTGATTTGGTAGCTATAAAAATCCCCGATGCTTCGGTTGTAAATATCGTAAGCCGTGGGTGCACCTGTGTTGCGATCGATATGGATTCCGCCGATAAGCTCTAGGCTGGTATAAACTTTAAAAGGGTCACCAAGTCGGTCGGCCTCAATGCCTTGGATTTTTAGATCGCCATTGGAATCACGAACCAAAACAAAAAGGAAGTCACCATCCCGCAACATCGACATAACCGCCACTTGCATAAGGGTTGATCCTGTATGCCTTGTGGAGATATCGCACTTGTCCCACCATTCGTTCCAATAGGCTTCGACATCGGTGTTTACTTGCGGATTCTGCGTCCTTGCTTGGTAGCTGATGGTTCCCGCAACATGACCTGCAAACTTCAAAAGGATTGAGCGAACCAAGCCGACATTCTCGGCCAAGTCCCTCGCCCGCTTCATCAACTCTACACGATCATAGTTGGAGCGATAATCTTCAGCCCCAGAAAGTGAGCTTGGCCCCTTGCGCTCCCGGCTATATTTTACGGCATCATATTCGAAGTTCTTGAGCTTCTGGCGGGCAAGAAGGCGATCCACCGCTCCCTGCGGATTGACGAAGGCAATAGCCTTGTCGATCAGATTCAATTCGGCCTTTTTCTTCATGGCCCGAATTTAGCGTAAGTCGTCAGCACCCTAGAACCATCTGCCAGCTTGATGGCATAAGTCAATTCTTCAATCGTGTCTCTGACTTCTCCAAGATTGGCTCGGCTAAAAGACCTTCCCCCGATTGAATAAGACGCTCCGGCTACCGCAATCGCTTCTAGGCACTCAAGATACTTTGTGCGGAGACTCGTTAGGGTAGCTATGGGAAGCCCGACAAATGAACCCCTAGCCATAAAAATCCCCACTTATGTCAAAATTACTCAACGATTTCCTCTTGGTTAAGATCACTAGCTGTGACCTTTAACTTGCCATGCAAAGCCGCCCCCACGATGTTCATGCACTCAGCATCCATTAAGTGATTGTTTTTGCCGACTTGCTTCCAAACCATGCGTTCCCTTCCTGTAAGGGGATTCTTTACCCTAACCTTGGCCTCTGCGTTGATATGCTCAAAATAGACTAGGGGAGTATCCTCGGCAACCCATCCCTCTGTTTTTAGGAAGTTTGCCAAGATGTCCTTGATGGCCGGGTTCGACCAACGCCACACAGGGCAGAGCTTCCATTTCCAGCCATCCTTCGACATGGTTTGCTTGCCGCTGAATGGGTCTCCGTTGGCGATTCTGGCGTATGGGCGTTGAACCTTTGCGTTGCCCACGATTTCGGAGAAGCTGGCCTTGTCGGAGCCTACAAGCGCAATCCAACCGTTCTTACAACAATTCAAATAAACGTCCCTAGTCTGATCCCCCGAATCGCAAAAGACGGCGGCGGCTTTAACTGAAAACTCCTCGGCCTTGGCTTGAATATCTCCCCAAGTCTCAAGCCTTCCCGCCCATATAAGCCTAGACTTTCCTTCGGTGTCCCAAGTCCGAACAATTGCCCAAGCGTGGAAGCCCCCTGCCTCTTGGATGTCGCAACTCATTACAGGGAACTCGCCCATGCGAATCTCTCCCATCTTGTAGGCTCCCGGCTTTATGTCGATTCGCTCGCTCTCATGCTCTAACCAAGGTTCGGCCAAGATGCGGTTAACAAAATCCTGCAAACCCAAGATTCCATTTTTGTCTTGTAGCCATTTGACCGCCAAGGAGCCGAAAGTAACCCAAGGAGCGTATAGGCCGTTGAGGTGGTAGCTTCTGCGCCCCGGCTCGCCCTTTGGGTTTGTGGCAATCCATTCCCCATCCCGAAGCATCTTTGTCTTTTGTCCGTCTCGAATCTGTCCCCTGCACTCTACGCACTCATAAAAGGCTGATGATTTTACCAGCCCAAAATCCCATTCTGTGTCGCTTAGTTTTGCGGCCTTGTCCCATTTGACCTGTTCCCAAAGTAGCTTCTGCTTGTGTCCGCAATGGGGGCAGGGAACAAAATAGAACCGCATATCCCCCTTTAGCCATTCCGCCCATATAATTGAGTCTGCGGTTGTGGGGGTGCTGGTTGAGATGATTAGGTGGTTTGGATAGGTGGCAACTCTAGCCTCTGCCAACTGCAAGGCTCCGGCTTCTTTCGATGAGGAGCCATCGGAAAATTTATCAACTTCGTCCAAGCAGAGAAGCGAAATACTGCGAGATGCAAGACTGCTAGGCGAGTTCGACCCGGTGAACCAAAGAGATGACCGCTTAAAATGCTGTTCCAAAATCTTAATTTTATCCGTATCAATCGGCTTCTCTTTTGCTAGGGCGGGACAATCATCCACAAGGGGAAGCCATCGGGTTTCTGAAAAAGACCTTGCCAGCATTTCGCTAGGCATAACCCACAAGGCTGGGCATGGTTCTTCGGCTATTTTGTAAGCCAATCCCGCAAGGATCGTGGTTGTCTTGGATGTCTGCGCTCCCCAAACCAAAGTGACTCGCCGAATCGAATCATTCCCAAAGGCTTCAAGCGGCTCCCGAACATAGGGCGTTAGCGCAGTTGAATATGGGCCGGGTATGTTTGTGACCCTAGCCGATAGGGTTAAGTTTTCCTCGCACCATTCTGGGATAGAAAGTTTTTTCCTTGGAAGGAATAGCTCTTGAATGAAGGATTCTGTTTTCATTCATCTTAAAAGCATATAGCCCTTCGCATAGGCTTCCATTGGGTTTTTATGAATCCAATCATGGCAAGCCATACAGATTGCCATAAAATATTCCTTTTCATTTAGCCTTGCCCCGAATCTTCCCCGCTTATGGTGAATCTGTGTTGCTTTCTTTCCACAGATTTCGCAAGCGGGATTCTGCTCTAAATACCACTCTCGAAGCCAAGTATAGGCACGATTTTCCCTTGCTCTTTTTTTAGAGACTGGCCGGAGCCTTCCTCCCCTTTTTAGTGGGGTTTTTCTTTTAAGTGGGGAGCGTTTCATTTTTCAGAATCCCTAATATAAAAAACATACATCAAGCAGTAAATAGCATCCCAAACATCAAACTTTTTCCATTCAAAAGCAGTTGCCACAATATGCCAAATAAAAAGCGGAGTCCAAATCCAGCTTAATTTCTTATATAAAAAATCAGCAAATTGGATTATGGCGTTCATTCTGTCATTGAAAGGAGAACACAAGCTAAGGCAAACATACCAAGAAAAATAACAAGTGGATCATTCATTTAAAAGCTCCTTCTGCCTTTTGAATCGCTAGGAATATCTGATTCACTCCGTCCTCGATGGCTTGCTTGGCGCATTCTGGGTCGCTTGGGTTTGCTCTTGAACAGATACTTGCTGGCATTGCATCCAATAATGCACGAATCCCGCCAAGGTATTTCGTGAAAGTTTCTTGAACTTCGTCAGTCGAAAGTGTTTGTCGAAGATGAGCTTGTTCCTCATTGTGGTCTATCTCGGCTTGCCGAACAACTTTTTGCGCTCGCTCGTAAGCATGAATGGCGGCTCTGGTAGCAATCGGGTTTGATTCTTTCGCCGCTCGCACCATAAGCCTAAATGCCGCAACCTCCATCCGTTGCGCCCGAAGGAGCCTTCCCAGCGTATTAAGAGCGGACAAGTCCTCATCAGAAATACTTTGAGATTCTGGTTCTTCTGATTCTGGTTTTAGTGGGGGCGGGGTTCTTGCAATGGCTTGTTGGTTTTCCATCCTCCATCGCATCGCATCGGCCTCGGATGTTAGAGGCATTCCCCTTGCGACCATCTTTGAGATTTGGCCTTTGGACATCCCCCACTTTTCCACAAGCTCTGTTTGTCTTATCATTGGTCAGTTTTACGGCTGAAGGATAGTCCTCATTCATTTGGCAAGGACGGCCTTTTTGCCTGTTAGGTTTTCCCATCGCTTCACAATCACATCGCAGTAGTTGGGGTTGATTTCCATTCCGTAGCATTTTCGGCCTAGTTGCTCGGCGGCGATTAGGGTTGTTCCGCTTCCTAAATATAAATCTGCGATAAGATATAATTCATTCCCCCATTTTTTTATAAACCAATTAACTAGCTCAATAGGTTTTTGTGTTGGGTGAACTCTTCCTTTTGTGTCTTGTGATGGCATCCCAAATATTCCCGCCCATTTAACTCTTGCGATTTCTCTTTTATGCTTGTTCTTGCTCCAACACAACTCAAATGTGCTTCCATACATTTTGTCTGAACTTTTATCTTCCTCAAGATTATCGTTATTATTTGCTCTCTTATCCCACACTATCCAGCTTCCATCGTTTTTGTTTGGTAATAATTCAGCAAAATAATCTGCACCCCAAATAAAAATTTCTTTTACATCAGCAAAGTTGCTGAATATTGTGCTGATTAATTCATTTGTAAAATCATTGTGATCTCCTTTTACATTATCGTATTTCTTGCCGCCTATCCCGCCTTTTAATATTTCACTTTTCATACCACTATAATCAGCATTTAATTTCATCCCGTAGGGAGGGTCGGTGAAAACCATATCCGCTTTCTCACCATTCATAAGCCTAGACACATCTGCCTCGCTTGTTGAGTCGCCACAAAGCACTCGGTGTTCCCCAAGAATCCACAAGTCACCCGGCTTGGTAATTGCATCAACTGGAACTTCTGGAATTTCGTCCTCCTCGACTTCTGGCTTGGTTTGCTCCATAAGGTCGGCAAGTTCGTCCGCCCCGAAGCCTGTAATATCTAGGTCGATTTCTCCTGTATCAATTTCTTCAAGAATGTCTTTAAGAGCTGGCAAATCAAATTCTCCGCTCAATTTGTTTAGGGCTATGTTAGCCGCTTTTTCTTGTGCCTCATCAAGCCAAACCGCCCAAACCTCAACCTCTTCTTTTTGAAGTGCTGAATAGCACTTTAGCCTTTGATGGCCTCCAACAATGTTCCCGGTCTTTGCGTTCCAAGTGATCGGCTGAAGATTCCCAAGCTCGCTTAAACTTTTCGTGAGCCTTCCCAACGCATCGGAAGAAATTTTTCTTGGATTGTATGAAGCGGGCTGAAGCTCGCTGATTTTTTTTGTGATGAGGCGAGGATATTTTTCGTTCATTGTATTTTTATTTTCTTGACTTCTCGTAACTTTGTTTCCCTGAGCGTTTTACAGGAAACTCGCACAAAAAAATTGCGTCCCTCCTT